ACAAACCATTGTTGACAGTATTGGAGGGCGTGAAAATTTTTCCGTTGTCCAGAACTGGGCTATGGAAAATCTTAATGAAGATGAAATCGAAGCTTACAACCGTGAAGTAAATAGCGGTGACTATTACCGCGCTCGGAATGCCTTGCAATCCATGTACTTTGCGTATCAAGACCAAGCTGGCTTTGAGCCTGAACTAATGGGTGGTCGTTTGTCTGGCAATAGCGGCGATGTATTCCGCTCTACTGCTGAAGTTATGGCTGCTATGAATGATTCAAGGTATTTGAATGATTCTGCTTATACCCAAGACGTTCAAGACAAACTCATTCGTAGTGACGTTTTAGGTCCTAGGGGTTAGTATTTCCTTAACGAACGTAAGTATTGTTGCCGCTGAGGCGATAACAACAGTGCGAAGCGAGCGTACGTAAACTCTTCCAAACACAAAACGATGCCTGACCTTAACGCGTCGCTTTCGCGGTTGGGTGGTATTAACGGCGTTCAATACAACGCTGGTTCTGCCTCCGGCAACTACGAAGCTGAAAACTCTAACTTCCTTAAAATCTTTTCTGGTGAAGTTCTGACGACCTTCAACCGTGAGACGGTTTTCAAGGACCTGACCATGAAGCGCTCGATCTCTTCGGGCAAATCCGCTTCCTTCCCAATCACAGGCCGCTTCTCAAGCCGCTACCACCGTCCTGGTGACTTCATCACCGGCCAAGGTAACAAAGGCATGATTGGCGAAAAGATCATCACCATTGATGACCTGCTGATTGCTGATGCTTCTATCTACGATCTCGATGAAGCCAAACTTCATTGGGACGTTCGGAGCATCTACTCAACCGAATTGGGGCGTGCTTTGGCCCGTGCTTATGACCAACGTCTGGCACGTACCATTCTTGCTGCTACCGAATCTGACGGTCGCGTTAAGGATTGGGATTCCAAGCGTTTCCAACTTGGCGGTGGTACTTACGCTTCTGTAAGCACTAACACCATTACAATGTCTGCTAACTTCCAGACTGCCGAGCTTACTTACTGGGCTATTGGTGAAGTTGTCTACGGTGAGAACTCTGGTAACTACGGCGTAATTACGACTGCTCCTACCAACGGTGCTGCTACTTTCGTCATCAACCCTATCGGTTCTATCGGTTCCGGTACTGGCGTTGGTTTCCAAGTCGGTGAGCGTCTGTTCGTTCTGAACTCGATGCCTGGTGGTACTTCCTTCACTGGTATTGACCTGAACGGTGCTGCTAGCCGTACCGCTCGTGGCAACCTGATTGTTGAGAATCTTTACAAGGCTTGTCAAGCTTTGGATGAAAAAGATGCTCCTAAGGAAGGCCGTGTTACCGTTCTGAGCCCTGGTGCTTATTACGATATTCTGTCTTCTGACCGTGCAATCAACACTGATTGGAACGGCGCTGACGGTCGTAACGGAACCCTTGCTAATAACAACGTTCTTAGCGTTGCTGGTTTCCGTCTGGTTACCTCTAACCACCTTGGTGTTAATAGCTACACTTCTGGTCAAACCTACGCAGGTTTGAGCAACCAGTCTGCTGTTACCCGTGGTGAGCGTCCTAACTACGTCAATGGTAAGGATGGTTCTAACGGTTCTGCTGCTTCAGGTACTGTTGACTACTTCCAAGATGAGCAGGGTAACACCAGCTCCATCGCTAACTGTTTCGGTCTCTGTTTCACTAAGGAAGCTGTTGGTACCGTTTCTCTGAAGGACGTTTCAATGCAGATGACTGGTGCTGAGTACAAGGCCATGACTCAAGCCACCATGATGGTTGCCAGCTATGCTGTTGGCCACGGTGTGCTGCGTCCTGAGTGCTCTGTCAGCCTCCTGCACGACGGTGCTCCGTATTGATTAGCTAACTAGTCAAATACACATACAATGGGGGAAGCGAGAAGTTCGTTTCCCCTTTTTTGTGCCTAAATAATGAGTACTTCAAAACTAGATGCAGTTAATACGCTTCTTTCAATTATTGGGGAAGCACCCGTTAACAGCCTTACAGCTCCTTTGCCTGGAGATGCTTCACTTGCAGAACGTATACTGAACGAAATTAGTCGTGAAGTCCAAGGTGCAGGATGGTCTTGGAACACAATGCTTTATGACAGCATTCCTTTGGACACTGTTACAGGACAATCAAATCTACCTAGCAACACTTTGGCTGTTAGGTTTAACCCTTTGGCGTACCCAGATCAACGTTTTGTTCTTCGGGGCATTAGGCTTTTTGATCGCCTTAGGAACTCATACGACTTGAGGGCAACCGCTAGCGTTGCTGTTGTTGGGACCGCTACTAATTTGGTTGCAGAACTTGTTGAAGAGCTTGATTGGGATAGCATTCCAGAGACGGGTCGTCGGTACATTATGATTCGTGCTGGACGAGTCTTTGCTAATCGTGCTGTAACTAGTTCTAGTATTGAAGCTTACACAGCTGAAGACGAGAAAGAAGCTTTAAAGATCCTTAAGCGCACTGAAGATATGGCACAAAATTACAACTTTATTAGTGGCCCTGATGATATGTACAGCGGCCGTGTAATTACTAACTTTGGTCCTGATATTCTGAGCCGCTAATGTCAAAAGAACTTTTCAGCCAGATCATTGCACCACTAAATAAAGGAGTTAACCAACAGGCAGATAGCTTGATGCTGCCTGGTTTTGCCAAGACACTTGAGAACGGTGTTTGTGATCTTGTTGAGGGTCTTAAAAAGCGTCTAGGTTCTGTGCCTCTTAAGCGAATTGATACGCTTACTAAGAACGCTGGTGGTCTTACCTTGGTCAACCCGATCAAGTGGGATGAGGCTTGGTTGTTTGTTTACAACCGTAGTAGTGACGAACGTTTTATTCTGATTGTTGCTGACGACAGTAGGACCGTTAGCCGTACTGGAAACATCACTAGTGGTTCTGCTGTAATTCAAAGTGTCAGCAGTATGACTGACATTTTTGTTGGTGTTGATATTACTGGTACAGGTATTCCAAGTGGAACTGTTATTACTGATATTGATGTAGCTGGTTCTCGCATTACTCTTAGCAAGAACGCTACAGCTACAACAACAGGAGTTACTTTAACTGTTGAATCTAACTACACGTTTGTAACTGGTATTTCAAATATTGAACCCATTTCAGGGGTACTTCCTGAGGTGGTTCCTGTTGAGCAAACCTTTAGCAATATTACTTCTACCAATCTTGGGTACCTTCGTGGTGCTGGTAGGGCTCGTGATCGCTTTAGGGCTACGTCATTTCAAGATTATGTATTTGTAACAAATATTCAAAAGAAAGTTACTTATGACGCAACTGAAACTTTAACTCGTTACAACATTAGTAATATTAGTGGCAGTTATCAACCCACTAAAGCGCAAGTACTTGTTAAAGCTGTTGACTACGATACTGAATATCAAATTGAAATTGTATTAGATAACAGCGTAACGATTACAGGTAAATATTTAACACCTTCTCTTACTACCAGCGGTGGTGCTGTAAACGTTGTCAGTTCAAATGATATTGCTGCAAGATTGGTTTCATTTTCAGAAACTGCTGTTGGTACTGCTTCAAATGGCAGTACAACAATATCGAGCATTAACACTGCTGATTTAGCAAAAATTTATATAGGGGATATTATTACTGGTACTCATATTCCAGCTGGAACAACTGTTGTTAGTAAAAATACAACAACTAATGTTATAAGCGCAGCAGCTACTGGTAGTGGTTCTCATACTTATACCTATGGTCACGGTTTAGATGAAAAAGATACTACTAATCAATTAACTTTTACAATTCAAAATTCTCAAATTCTCATTGGTCTTACCAGTGGGTCTAGGTACATTAAAAGCATTGCTGCAACAGACGCTCGTGGTAACACCTTGATGTCTGGTTTTACCAATCAGGTAACCAGCATCACAGAGCTTCCTAGCACCTCCTGGGAGGGTCATACGGTCATTGTGGCGCCTACAGGGGCTTCTGATCAAAGCTCTTACTACCTCAAGTTCAACGCTGAAAACACGACTACTAACGGGGATTACGGTCGTGGTGTGTGGGAAGAGACAAGTGGTTGGGGCACTCCAGGATTGCTGGATAAAACCACCATGCCTCATTCGTTTATCTATTACAAAAACAGTAACGGATTAACACGGTTTACTTTCCAACCTTTTACTGGTGCTGCTTATACAGATGGTTCTGTTTCACTTGATCTTCCTGGTTGGACTACACGTTTAGCTGGTGATGAAGATGAATTACCAGGGCCTACGTTTGTTAATCATGCGATTAACGACGTTGTGTTCTTTAAAAACCGTCTTGGTTTTGTAAGTGGTGAAAACGTAATCCTTAGCCAGGCTGCTGATTACTTTAACTTCTGGCAGCAATCAGCAGTTCAAGTTGTAGACAGCGATACCATTGACTTGACTGCCATCAGTAACGACGTTGCTACGTTGAACTACGCTTTGCAACAGCAGGATGAATTGGTGCTGTTCTCTAGTGAAAACCAGTTCCGTCTCTACAGCGGTGACAACGTTACCTTTAGTCCTGATACAGCCTCTGTGGGCCGTATTAGTTCCATCAGCATGGAGCCCAACGTAAAGCCTCAACAGGTAGGTCCGCAGGTTATCTTCCCTGTTAAGGAGGGAGACTTTACTGGTTTCCAAACTTTCATTACTACTGACCGTACTGTTGGTATCAACCTTGGCCAAACAGCTGTAATTACAGAAACTATTCCTAGGTACATTCCTAAGAATATTGACTCTCTTGCTGTCAGTCGTAGTGACCAATTCTTGGTAGCCCTAAGTTCGGACAATCCCAACTCTCTTTATGTGTACCAATTCTTCTGGGAAGCCTCTGGTGGTTCTTTGACTAACCGTCAGAATGCTTGGCATAAATGGACCTTTCCTAATAAGAGCATTTACTGGTGTGACTTTGTAGAGGGCACTTTGATGCAGCTTACAAAATATGTAAACGGTGCCAACAACGAATACTACCTTGAGGGCCTTAATGTTTCTAGGCCGCCTCAAAATAACAATGAGTTGTTTTTGCTAGATCGTCAGATTTCAAGCAGTATTACTACTGATCTAGGTTCTACAACTTTTAGCTACAACGCTGGTACAAACAAAACTACTGTTACCCTTCCTTATAAAACTGTTAACCCGAGCCAGTTTGTAATTATTAAAGAAGACGCTGCAGATACCAATGAACTTAAAAAACGGTGGATTGTTAACAGTAATGTTGCAGCTGGCGTAACAAGTTTTATTTGTAATAGTCTTGGAGATTTTACAAATAGTGAATGGGTATTTGGAGAGCAATTTACGTTTACGTTCCAACCTCCTGTTTTAATGCCTCTTAGTAGAGCAGCTACTGAGAATACTTATGTTGGCAGTAGAACTGGTCGCCTTCAACTACGGTATGTTGATTTCTATTACAACGACAGTAGGTATTTTAAAGTTGAGGTTACACCTAAATTTAGGGATACAACTACGTATGAATTTGATCGGCGTGACCCTTTAAATGCAAACATTGTAATTAGTGAGGAGGAGGAATTTGAACAAGCAAAATTCCGTGCTCACATCTTTAGCAAGAACGATCAAGTTACAGTAGAACTAGTAAACGACAGTATCGACCAAGCCAAATTCATTGCTATGGAATGGACTGGTCTTTACTTTGATGTAGCCCGGAAGTACGGTTAATGGCACCTAAATCAAATCTTTTTGATCTTCCATCAGTCTTGTCTATTGCCAAGGCTGGTCTTGGTGTGGCCGCTCAGTACAGTGCTGATGCTTCAAATAAATACAACACGCAACTTCAAAACGCAGCAGCTCAACAGAAGTATTGGGCTGAGTATGCACAAACTACACAGCAAAATTACAGGGATTATCAATATCAACTTGACTCTTGGTACAGGGCTTCTGACTACGTAGAAAAACGCCGTATTTATGAATCTCAACTAGCAGAGCAACAAGCCGTTTATAAAGGTCAAGTTGGCATTAACGCTACTCGTAACTTTGAAAAGCAGATGGCTGACCTTGAGGGTCGCTATTACGAGGAAGAAGCTAAAGACATGATTGATCTTGATAATATTCGTATCAAGTCAATTGCTGATGGTTCTAGGCGTGTAGCTTCTGGTCAAGCAGGTCGTAGCGTTGTAAATGTTACTAATCAGTATAACCAACAGTATCTGTCTAACCTCAGTAACCGTGAAATCACTCGCAATTTCCGAATAGCGGATAAGATCAGAACTGCTGAATCCCTTAACGTGGCTAGGGAGAACACTGTTAATCAGGTGCAGTTCTATACGCCTCAACCCATTGCTGACCCTGTGAAGCCTCTAGCACCGCTTCCTATTGTTAGCTACGCTCCTACACCGGCTGTAGGTCCTAGCAGGCTTAATCTTGCTACAGGTATTGCTGACGTTGCTGCTGACGCCTACAAGACTTATAAATCTATGCAGCCACCTCCTCCTACGCCTATTACTCCTCCTGGAGGTGGGGGTTTAAGTCAAACAACTTTGGATACAATGAATCAATACAGTTGATTAAATATGACTAGTAGCTTTGGTATTACTCCGCAGCGTCAGATCCGTGATCTAGTTGCCGGTCCTGAAAGGCCTCAAGATCTTGCACGTCCTGCAGAACCAGCTGGTCTTCCTCAACAAGTTGGTGGACAGTTACAGTACAGCGCTAGCTACCAGCAAGACAACAGGCTTGCTACGGCTGTTAAAGGCATTGAAAATTTCCTGAGCAAAGAAGGTGCCTTTACCACTGCTAGTGAAACCCTTTTTGAAAATTACAAACTGCAAAAATACAACGAAGCAAAAGCTTTAGCCGCATCAGAAGCTAATGCTTATCGTGATTCGATTGGTATTGCAGACGAAACCAAAGCTCTTAAGAAAAAAGGTGATAGTGAACTTGCTCGTCAAACCCAGCTAAGTAACCCTTGGGTTAATTTTTTCTATTACGACACTAAAGCTACTAACGCTGGTAAAGATATATCTGTACAGCTTGGTGCCTGGGGTAAGCAAAATGCTGAGAAGCTAGCTGAAATTGAAGATCCTGGTCAGCGGTCTGCAGCTATTGCAGCTAAAGCTCAGGAGTTAATGAAGCCCTATGCTGACGTTCCTGCAGCGTTTCAAGCAGCCAAAATTGATCCTCTTGTTAGTTCTGTCAGTCTTGATCTAAAAAAGGTTATTCAAGAAAAGAGTTATGAACGCCGTGCGTTAACTGATCAAAACACAGCTGCTGAAAAGTTTCTTGGTCCCCTTCGTCTTGGATCTTCTTTTGTTAAAGGTACTTTTGGTTCTGAACAGGGAACTGTTTTTGCAGCAGATGCAATTCAAAATGGATACAACGACTCTCGTGCCTATTACGTAGATATTCGTGGATATTCTGAAAAAGAATTTAACGCTCTTTTGTTTAAAGAAATTCCTAATTTGTTTATTGATAAAAATGGAGACGGTTATAACGATATTGGTGAAACTTATAGCTATTTAAATTTTGCTAAAACTCTTGGTGAAATTAAAACAGCTGATGGTCAATCGTTGCTTAGCCTTCGTAACGCTAAAGGCCAAACAATGCGTGAGGCTCTTGAAGAGGGAGCTGTAAAAGCTGTTAAAGCTCAAGAAACTTTTGAAGGTAGCGTTGAGCGGGGCATTCAACGTGTTCAACGGGAATTCAAGCGTAATCAAGCAAACGCTTCAACTCAGTTTTATTCACAGAATCCAAATCCAAATGATGATCAAATTGTTTCACAACGTGAAGCGGCTAAAGCCAACGCAAGGCAGCTAGAGGCTCGTGGGATGCTTCCTAATGGAATGACACGTCAAGATGCTTATGATCAAATTGATAAAATATATCCATTTCAAAGCAAAGACATCAGTCCTGAGCAGCAGGCCCGCCTCCAGATTGAGGTAGATGATCTTATTGCTCAAGGTGTTACTCAGATGCCTGCTGATCTTGCATCGCGTCTTGAGGGTACTCCTGCTTATGGTCGTGCCCTTGTAGCTTTTGCTAAATCCCAACGTGAAGCAGCAAACCCTGCCACACAAAAAATTACTGATGCAATTGTTAGAAACCTGCTTGGGGGCCTTAAAGGTAACTTCCAGTCCAAAGACGAGCAACTTAAAGCTGCTGCAGCTCAAGGCAAAGCTGGTGATGCTAAAGAAAAGTTCCTACAACCAGCTGTTACACAGGCTTCTCAGCGTCTTAAAGCTGAAGGAACTATTTACATTAGACGTAAACTCAGTGAAGCAGCTCAACGTGGCGAGAATATTAACGATCCTGCTGTGCAACTTAGAATCTCTCAAGATGCTCAAAGTTATTTTTACCAGCGTCCTGAATACAGCGACGTAGATTCTTACTACGACATTACTAATCTGCAGTCAATTGGTAAAGCTAAAGGTGCTCCTGTTTTAGGTTCTTCAAAAAAAGACGCTACTGGTCGTTGGCAGATCAGCATTCAAGACGCTGACAACCGCGCAAGTTTTGCAGCTGTTGCTCGTCCTTATTTTGCTAATAATCCAGCTGCTGCTCGTGAATATTTAAGCAATCAGTTTGTTTTAAATGAAAAAGAATTAGGAGAAATTAACAAAGTTTTAGCTACTGGAAGTATGGCTGGTCTTAGTCAAAGTACTCGCCGTAGTCTTGGTAATCTTGAAACTGCTTTTGGCAATAGACTTTCAATTGCTGAAATTGCTAGAAGACAAACTATTAAATTTCTTGATGGAAACGAACCACCTATTTACCGTGTAAACGCTGAAAAACTTAAAGCAGCAATTAAAACTCCTGTAGCTGGAACAGGTGTTAAACCGCAAGATAGCTTGCTATATGTTTACTCTGGAAACCACGCTCATTCCGGCAATAGGGCTGTTGATTTTCAAATTGAACGCGGTAACCGTGCTCAAACAGCAAACCCTATGCCTAGCCCCATAAGTGGTATTGTGCGTTTTTCTGGTCAAGTGCAGGGTTTTGGAAACACAGTGGTTATTGAGGCTCTTGAAAATGGTCCTGGTTATCGACGTGGTGATCGCCTTTTACTTGGTCATGCAGCAAGGTTGAATGTTCAAACAGGACAACGTGTAAATCGTGGTCAAACTGTTTTAGTTGCTGGTGATTCAAGCCCTATAAACAGTATTCCTGGTCGTTCTAGTACAGGTACAGGCACTCCTGGTCACCTTCATAGTCAACTGTTCCGTCCTGGACAAGGTTTTCCAAGTCAAAAGGATCAATACGGCCAAGAAAATCAAAACATTTTTGTACGTAAATCTTTGTACCCACTGTTCCGTACCGTTAGCGATCCAAACAGGCGATAGCCATTTCTAGTTATATCCATTAGTTTGGAGGAAGCGAATACTACTGCTTCTATAAATGCCTAACATCCCTACTCGTGACGGCGGTTTTGTCTTTATTGCTGATCAGGATCAGGCAAACCAGCGGTACCAGCAGGAGTGGGGACAGCAGACGCCTGCTAAACCTGCTGCAGCAACTCAACAACAGCCTAAACAAGAACAGAAACGTGAACCAGCTGTTGGTGACTACCTGACTGTTGGTGGTACTAAAAAGCAATACGCAGGACCTGATTACGGCTTTCAGACTCCTGGGTCTTTTGAAAAGGTAAAGAAAGAAGGCAGAACTAGTCGTGGGTTTGACCTTGGTCGCTTCCTGCAGCAGGCTGGTCCTGAAGCAGCTCGTATTGTTGGCAAAGCTGCTCAAGAAATTCCTAACGCAATTATTGGAAGTGTTCAACAAGTAGGTGCATTGACTCAAGGTACGAATCTTGGTGCTGCTCTCTCTAGTGGCCCTATGGGTGCTGGTGATATTGGCAGTCAAATCGAGATGAACCCTCAGCTGCAACAGCAGCGTATGAAGCAGCAGCAAGCTGCTACAGAAGCCCTTATAAAGACTGGTAAGGACCCTGAAGGTTTTAGCTACGGTATCCGTCCTAACACTCCTATTGTTGGTCCTGTTCTTTCTGAAGACAGTGCTTTTGTTCAGAAAACCCTAAAACCTAAAACAGCTTTTGGTCAGTTAGCTGCTAGTGTCACCGCTGCTATTGCTTTTGATCTTGGTGCATCTAAATTGGCTTTTAAAGCCCCATCAATGATTGGTAAAACCATTGAGTTTGGTGACAAATTTGTAGACATCTGGAAAGCAAAGGATATCAAAAAAGGTGTTCAGATGTTGACTCAATATCTTGTTAAAGATGTTGTTCCTAACTCTTTACAAGATGCAATGTTTTTTATGCCTCAAGCTCCTGCTGCAATGCAAAAGGATCTTGAAAAAATTCGTGAACTTCAGACTCCTGAAGAGCGTATTGCTGCTGCTCAAGTTTTGAGAGCTACATCTCCAGAAGAGTTTAACTACGCTTATGAACAGCTTAAAAACGTTGCTGGTGGTGCTGTAGCTCTTACTGGTGTTCGTGG